GGTTCTTGAGGAAACTATGCCCGATAGTAAATTTTGGGTCGAGACACCCGACTCATAACTCCCTTGCTTTTGTTGTAAATTATGATAGAGTATGATCATGGGTTTGATGCCAGCATATTATACGACCACGAGATTATCTCGTAAGTCTAAGAAGCGCAAGAAAACAGCATCTCAGCTAAAAGCAGAAGCTGAGCATGCTAAGTTTCTGAAGAAAGTTTTAGGAGGGTCTGGTCGAGCTAATTCCCCATCCTTGACCACTGGGGAACGGTCGAGTCAAGCGAGCCGAGCGAGAGGTTCAATTCCTCTCACCTCCACCCATGATCATCGGAGTGTAGCGCAGCCTGGTAGCGCATCTGGTTTGGGACCAGAGGGTCGCAAGTTCAAATCTTGCCACTCCGACCAGTTCTATAATTCTTCCATGGCTAAGAAAGAAGAGAAAATATATACTGGTGACGAGATCATCGGTATCGCGACCATGCATAAATCAAATGCAGTTCCGATTCGTGGTAAGAAACAAGCTGAAGAAGTTGCCAAGATGAGGCGAGGGTGAAGAATCATATAGGCATGGATGTAGCTGAATTGTTTGTTCGATCTGGTTTAGTCAAGTCTAAGACCGAAGCTAGGAGGCAGATCAAGAATGGCGGCATAAGGGTGCAAGATATTAGAATCAACGACCCTTATGCACGCGTCGCTGTCCATGAAAATAAACTGATTATCGTAGAAAGCTAAAATGAGACGCGGATGATAAAACTAAACATGGGATCACACTGTTATTCTGAGGCGAGGCAAAAGCTGGAGCGAACTCAACTGCTGTTTCGCACCGAGGTTTTTTCGGGTGAAGATATTGCCGAAGACATAGAAGGCAACAGGATAGGCAATCTTGTTGAACTTGATCAATATATCGAAAATCATAATGGAGGATACGGCGATGGAAACTAAAGAATCAATCAAGAAACTGGCACAGGAAGGTGTCATCACTGTGACTTTCACTAAGGTTGATGGCAGCGAAAGAGTCATGAAGTGTACGCTAAATAAAACGCACCTGCCTGAGCAGAAGGATCTTGAGGAGGCAACGACCAAAGATAATCCGAAGGTTCTTGCGGTGTGGGATTTAGAAAAGAGCGCATGGCGTTCTTTCCGTATTGATAGCGTGAAAGAGGTTGCAGCATGACAGTACTTAATGTCACAGGTTTGAAAGAAGAATCAGTTGTCCAGCCAGGAGAAGACGGCACTTATGCCGAAAGTCGTGGCGGCACTGAGATGATGATGGAGGGTTTGAAGGCTCGTGTCGATTCAGAACTCCTAGAAAAATTTAACATCATATGTTCACGAGTTAGGAAGATTGATCTCAACAAGCCAAACATCCTTTGGCTTCATGATACTTGGGATGACCCCGAATCTCAGCACCTGAAAGAAGAAGAGAACCTGAAGAAGTTCATGAAGTTGGTGTTCGTTTCTAATTATCAGCAGCAAACTTTCAATATGGGACTAGGTGTTCCATACAGTGCAGGTATCGTTTTACAAAATGCGATTGAACCTATAGAAGTTCATGAAAAACCAGATCCGGATGAGTGCATAAATCTCATCTATCATACCACACCGCACCGTGGTCTTGATATTTTGGCACCAGTGTTTGAGTTCCTCGTAAAACACCAAGAGGAAAATAACGGCAGAAAGTTGCACCTCGATGTATATTCCTCGTTCAAAATTTATGGTTGGGAACAGAGGGATCAGCAGCATGCCGAAGCTATTGATAAATGTAAAGAACACCCCAACATCACATATCATGGTTATCAGGCGAATCCTGTAGTTCGCGAAGCACTCAAGAAAGCGCATATCTATGCATATCCAAATATCTGGCCAGAAACATCTGGTATCTCTGTGCTAGAGGCGATGAGTGCTGGGTGTCAGATCGTTTGCCCTAATTTTGCAGCCCTACCAGAAACTACAGCAAACTTCGCTGCGATGTATAACTTCGAAGAGGACGCTAATAAACACGCCAATGTGTTTGCTAATATGCTACTTCAGGCGATAAATATGTATGGCAATGATGTTGTGCATGATAAGCTCAACTTTCAGGCTCAGTATGTAAACAACTTCTACAACTGGGACTTCCGTGCCGCCCAGTGGAGAGGATTCCTACAATCAATGGAGAACGCACTATGAGTTTAGAACTTATATTAATTCACGTCATTTTTATTGTCGTATGTGCTTCTGCCAGCTTCGTTTGGGGCTGGGTGACTGGTATCAAAGCACATCGTGATTATATCGAGGAAGAGCAGGGAAAAAAGTTATAATTTCCCTTTACATTCTTTTCCAACTTTGATAGAATTAAGTCATACGATGAGGAGAGGAATATTATGGTTAGAAAGAAAAAGCGTCTCGGTGCTAAAAGCCTCGATGAGAAATATTGGGGTTCAGAGCCAGTTTTAGCAGATGACTATGCTGCTATCGACCTCACCAAAGCATACAACTGGTATAATTATTTTGCCGATCGCAAAACACCTCGTAAATATGTCAACGAGTATATTCGTTCTGAAAAATTAGGCAAGGATATTTCCTCTGCGATCAAACGTCTGGATGACATTCAGGTCAACAGGACCATGTCTTTCCTATGCCGCATGCATGTCAACGGCACTAAACTCAAAACAGAACAAATGGATTATATGACTGAAAAGTTCGACGAGTGTGTCGAACTTGGTAAATCCAAGAAAAAGGTCAAAGCAGCCGTGAAACCAACTGCTCAGTTGATATCGATCCAAGATCGAGTCAAAGAAAAGGCTGGCGAACTGATAGGCGAAATTGAAGAGGTCATAGATAACGTGGTCATTCTTCGTAATGTCGATGACTTCGGAATGTACGAGTGGTTGCTCCATAAAGAGGTCAAACCAATGATCGCCAATCATATCGCCGAATATTACAAACCCATGCTCACAGAAATCAATGAGGTGCTTGAGGGAGATGACCCAGATCTTATTGAAGGATACAGCTGGATGTCTAAAAGAGAGCAGCGTAACTACAAAAAGTTGCTACAAGGCATAATTGATGATGTCGCCAAGTTTGGCAGCAATCAACGCAAGGTTCGTTCACCTCGTAAGAAACAGCCTGTATCTGCACAAAAACTTTTTAAGAACTTCAAGTATCAGGTTGAGGAACCCTCTTTGAAACTTGCTAGCATCGACCCATCGAAAATACTCGAGGCTTCGGAGTTGTGGGTTTACAATACGAAGTACAAGGAGCTGGCTTATTATGTTGCATCTGATAGAGGTGGCTTGACCGTAAAGGGAACCACACTTCAGAACTGGGATCCGGACGAATCACGCAAGCGAAAGCTGCGGAAGCCAGAGGAAGTGCTTGAGATCGTGCTCAAAGCTGGGAAGAAGTTTGCTCTCAAGAAGTTCGATAAGGTAACAACTAAAGCCACCTCATGTAACGGTAGGATCAATGAGTCGACCATTTTGCTGAGGGTTACGAAGTGAATGCTAATACCGTCATCCTATTTCCTATCGAGAGGGTTGCTGTTAGAGATAACATAGAGTCACTCGGCGGTAATAGGCAAAAGATACTCGACACTCGCATGAATATCATCAATCAAATGGTCGATTATCATGCGAGTCGTTTGGTTGCCGATCTGTCAATGGAGGGTGTTGATGTCGACGCCTCTGGTTTTGATAAAGACTTCGCTCTCGCCATTGAGTGTTTGCGGGCAGGTATCTACAAAACTTGTGAGTTGGAACACCCATTACGAAAAGCGATGGATGATATGATTGATGAAATAGAGTCATACGATGATGACCCAGATCCAAATATTGCATAATTTTTCCATTGCGTGTGGTCAAGATCGATATATAATAATAGTATGAATTAAACTCTGAGTGAGTATGTAATATGATATTGGTTGATCTCAATCAGGTGATGATATCAAACCTCATGATGCAGTTGAAAAACTCATCAGGCGAACTGTCGGAAGACATGGTTCGTCACATGGTGTTGTCGAGCCTGAGACTCTATAGAAATAAGTTCTTTAAAGATTATGGCGAGTTGGTGATTTGCTGTGATGATAAAGATTACTGGCGCAAACACCGTTTCCCCTACTACAAGGCAAGTCGTAAGAAAGATCGCGAGCAGTCTAGCATTGATTGGAATGCTGTGTTCACTGCGCTCAATAACATTCGTGATGAGATTCGCGAAAACATGCCTTACAAAGTTGTTCAGGTTCCCCACGCGGAGGCTGACGATATCATTGCTACGCTATGTGATTTACATGGTGTGTTTAAAACTAATGGCGAAAGTCCTGAGCAGATCCTGATCTTATCAGGTGACAAGGATTTCGTACAGCTTCAGAAATATGTGAATGTGGATATCTACAGCCCTGTTCAGAAAAAGTTCAACAGAGTAGATAATCCCGAACGGTTCTTGCGCGAGCACATTATGCTAGGTGATCGTGGTGATGGCGTGCCTAATTTCCTCTCTCCTGATGACACTTTTGTCGAAGGCAAAAGGCAGCGTCCTATCTCGCGCAAGAAACTTTCAACGTGGACGGAACTAGATCCCAAAGATTTTTGTGACGAGAAGATGCTGCGAGGTTACATGCGCAATAAAGCTCTCGTTGATCTTTCGGAGATCCCTCCTGATATCAAGTCGCAGATACTGCATACATTTCACAATGCGGAACCTGCTCCTCGCTCTAACATCATAAATTATTTTATGGCTAAGAGACTCAAAAAACTCATGGAAAACGTTCAGGCATTTTAGGAGACAGCTATGGCTACGAAATCTCTCAGCAAAATTATCGCTGAGGTCGAAAAAAAGAAAACAGCAAAACAACAAGCTGCTGTTCTAAAAGAAAATAATTCTCCAGCATTGAAAGACATATGCTGGTATACATTCTTTCCTCAGGTCGAATGGAAACTGCCTCCTGGCAAACCGCCATACAAGTCTTTGCCAGAGTCGACAGACCAGGAGGGTAAGATGTATTCGGAAGTTAAGATGCTGAAGTATTTTGTCAACACTCCTGATGGATTGAACATGACTGATATCAAACGTGAGCAGCTGTTCATTCAGGTTCTCGAAGGATTACACCCCGACGATGCAGCCCTGTTATGTCGGATGAAAGATAAAGGTGTCAAGATAAAGAAGGCTGCATTACAAGAAGCATTTCCGAAGGAGCAGTGGTAATGACTGAAGGCGACACAGGCGAAGAAATGGTGCTAGATACAGCAACTCATTTACATCTTAAGATCCTAAGAGATGAAATCAATCACCTTAAAACTCTGATACGAGACCATGATACTGGTCATATATACACTACAATAAGCACGCTCGAGTGGCGTGTCAAGTGCATAAAGGGAGAAGCAGAAGAATGGATGTGAAGGAACCAGCATTTATAATTGGCAATGGGACATCTCGTGTTGAGTTTGACCTCATGTCAATTAAAGATGCTGGAACTATGTTCGGCTGCAATGCATTGTACAGAGATTATACAAACACCACCCCGAAGTATGTGCTACCGCATTATCTCGTAGCGATTGATC